CCCATAATGCTACTTGTTTTTCACCAAACGTACCTTTACCTACTGTAAGTTCCGAGTTAATTCTTGCTTGTAATAATGCAATATGATCTTTACCTGTGCCATTACCAGCGTCAATAGTACTAGCAATATTCTGCAAGTTACCATCAGATGCAACAAGTACAGGGAAAGTAGCTAGTTTATCTTTAGTTAATAAACCTTTCTTAGCTAATTCTAATGCTTCCTGTTTTGAAGCTTTTAGTTGGTTTTTATCTAAGCTCATCTCACTAATAATAGTGTCGATTCTACCGTCGTAATTACCACTAGCTAATTGATTAGCTCTTAGATTTTTAAATTGTGTTATTTGGTCTTGAGTAAATCCTTCTTCAAATGTAAAACCATCTTCAGGTGTTAATTCTTTTAATAACCCATCTGTTTGGTTTCTATGTGTTATTTCTAGTCCTGTCTTTTCACGTCTGTACTTTTCGTTCTCAAAGTCAGCTTTTTTCTGTTCTATTTCAACAATGTCTGCTGCAAAATAATCACTGTAATAATACTCTTTACCATCAGCAAAACTAGTAAATTTATTCTTGTCATTTTTAGCTTTCATCTCCTTAATCATGTTGTCTGTCATAAGACCACTGTCAGCTAGATTCTTAGCTATTTCTATTGCTTCTCTTCTGGCTGGACCATTTTGTACAAAAGGACCACGTTCATTTACATATTGTATAAAACAACTACCACCACCTTTTGAGTTTACACACTTAACAAAGTTAGATTGAGCGATCTGTTTACGTTGAGTTTCAATCTCTTCTTCTCTTCCTGTTGTCCAAGCATTGTATGCGTCTTGTTGTGTGTCGCGTTGTTTTTCGTATATACCCTCTTCTTGTAAAAGTACAGGGTTTATACCTTTAAACTTCCTAAAAAACTCTCTGTTATATACAGCTTCAGCAGCTTTATATTCTTGGTAAGTTGTAGCCCCTTTTAATCTAGGGTCACCTTTAGGATTATATTCTGCAAGTCTTGATCTAGCATAAGCTGTTACAGCTCCTTGTTTCATAGCTGGGTTCATCTTTCTGAACTCTTCAGAAGTCCAGATGTCACCACCGTTAGCTCTCCATGAAGCAGCAGCTTCGTCTATAGCTACACCATCTTCTACAATACCAGCTTTAGCTTCTCTGTAAGCGTTAACTTCTTCGTCACTAAAACCGTTTTCATAATACCACTCATAACCTTTAGCAATGTCCTCTTCTCGCTTTTCTTCTTCTTTTTGTTTGAAGAAGTCCCCAAGGGTTCCAGACATATTGGCTAGTAGCATCATATCTTTACCAGCATCTGTTGCTGCGTTTTTGTAATTACTTAGTTCTTGTGACCAGTAATTATTCATGCCCTCGTTGATTTCTTTGTAGCTGTTAATTAAAGGAGCTACATAATCTTCGGACCTCTCGGCTTCAAAAGAACCGCCTTGAAATGAGTCTGTCATAATTTAAAATCCTGAATATAATGAGCTAGTATCAAATTCCATAGGAGAAAAACTAAAGTCAGGTAATGCGTTTACATTCATATCAAAAGAACTGAAAGTACCAAGACCTCCAAAGTCTGAAGTAAATGCATCCATGTTTACATCGCCCGGTGTAAAATCATACATGCCTTCCATGCCTCCTCCCAAACCTTCTGGTGCTCCTACATCTTTACCACCAAAACCTCCTGCTATAGAAGTTGCTGCGCCTAGTAAAGCATTTGCCATAACCATACCTGTGCCTCTTAATTCTGGAGGATTAGGTGCTAGTGAAGGTACTGGGTTAAATGCTACTTGAGAAAATAAACCTCTACGAGCACTAACTTGTCTTCTTCTAATGTTCTCTACGTTTTCTTTAAATTTCTCTCTAGCCATAGAAACACCAAAAGCTTGTCTACCAGTGTATCTACCATAGGAAGCCATATCAAGAGTTTCACCTCTTCTAACTGACCTACCAGTTTGACCACTAGCTCTGCGTTTCCCTAGTTTCTTTGACACAAGTTCTCTAAACTTCTGCTCGTTTTGAGCTACAACTCTACCTTCTAAAGAACGTATGTTAGATTGTGCTTTAGCATAACCACGTTGTGCAGCTAAATCATTTTCGTTTAGATCTATATTATATTTGTTAACTTTAGCGCTATAAACAGAGAGTTGTTGATACCAATTACGCTTACGTATTTCTAGTGCACGTTCATACTCTCTAATTCTTCTTCGATTCTCAGCTTTAATTGCTTTGGCTTGACCTATGCCACCGAGAATAGCTTTACCCGCTCCGAGTATAGCTGATATTGCCACGGCAAAACTCCATAAATGATAATTGATTAGGTCCGTGTTTTACTTCCCTTAGAAATTTGAACCCTAGGAATCTCAGTAGTTTAATATGTACTTTATTGCGTTTGTCTACAATGTTCCATAATAACTTTTCTTTTCTACCCTCTACATATCTTTTTGCTTCTCTAGCAAAAGTAACAGGGTAGTCTTCTATTGCAGGCGTGCATACCATCCAAATCTTTCCATCTGGAGATACTCCTGCCATGCCTGCTAATTGACCATCAGGTACCTTAAAGTACACTGAGTCGCAGTTATTTATTCCTACGACTAATGCATTTTCAGGGTCATGTCCATGACCTTCAGTAATTTCTCTGTAGTCATCTGGTAGTAAATTGGAAGCTACTGAAATAGCAGCCTCCAATGTTGCTGGGTGAATGTATTTAGACACGTGTATAATTTTTATTAGTGTACTTACCTTCCCACTGGTACGAAACTATCGTAGCTGGTGAGGGGTGTTTAGATTTTACAGTAATTATTAAATTCTTATTTCTTTCATAACAAGGTACTACTCCTGTTACATCTGGCACAAAACCTACATTGTTTGCATTGTAAGCATCTGCGGGAGTTGATTCTACTTCTTGAGTAAATAAAGGTTTACCTATTCTATTTACTTCCATATTATAAAAGCCAACTTGTCCAAAGTTAAATTTAACTCTATGTACTATTAAGTCAGATCTTGTATCTCTTCTAGTAGCATTACCAGCTCTGTAAGTAAAGAAAATCTTAGGTAACTCTACTTGCATTTCAAATTGATATCCAATAAGAAATGTCTCTCCAGACCAGTTTCCTGTTATTTCTAAGTTAGAACCATTAATAGTTACGTCCGCAAATCTACCTAAGTTAGTACCAGAGTCAGTATCGTAAGCTGCAATATCATTAGAACTTTCAAATCCTGTAGGTTTTGCAAAGGTAGTTTTATTAGTTGTGCTATTATAAGTACCACCACCTGTAGTAACACTTGTGCAATGATCTAAGTGTATAGGATAATCTTCTCCAGCAGTCACAAAATGACCGTTATCATCTAACTTAATAGAATATTTTAATAACTGATCTTTGCTGTTATTTCTTACTACAACATATAATGCATCATCTAACATACAATGATACTGAACAGTGCCTGTTAAAGTCCATTGAAACCATGCTTGTAATATTCTTTCATTACCAGAAACAAAATATCTATAACCATACAAAGTAGACGTATCTTCTTCGCTAAATAATATCAATCCATTTTCTCTAGAATTAGATATAATTTTTAAATCTTTCTCAAATAACTGAGATACTACTTTACTTTGTTCTACAACGTCTGGTTCTCCTTCTCGTCTAATCTGTGACATTTCAAAGAATCTACTATATTTATTAGCATTATCTAAAAATCCTATAGTAGTTCCTAAATTAACTGGATTAGTTTTATGATTAAAGTTGTAAGAAGAAAGTCTGTTTATTTTTGCTGTGTTAGGATTAAGTACATCACTATCTGTAGTCAACATAAACTGTTGATTTTTTGTAAATATAACTAAACCTGTATTAACTTGTATTGCATCAAAAACAATAGCTGGATATGTAGAGCTACATGATAAATCTATAGGGTCTACGTTAGAAAATGTTTGTGCAGTCTTAGCCCAAAAATTAAAAAAGTTTCCCGGACGAGACATAATTACATTCTCATCACTAAGCATTACTAATCTATTTCTAAAGAATACCATTTTATTGATAGTCTTTCCTACAAAAGAAGCTTGTGGGTTTGTACCGTCAGGGTCAGTATTACCTACTTGTGCACCTTCCCATGCTACCTCTGATAAAGTAAATGTCGTAGAGTTAGTTCTAACTAACTGTAATGGCATAGTAGTAGCATCAAAATTAATCTTATCTCCCGGTCTTACACATTCTTCCCATACACCTTCACCATCAAACCCATTGTTAGCAAAAAATTTTAAGTAATAATCATCTTCTTCATTTGCACTATTAGCTACTTTTACAACAAATCCATGTTTTGATTGACGTGGTAAGTCATCAACAGTAAGTACTTCAGCAGCTACTACATTAATTAAATCGCTAACAGGTGTAGAAACGTTAAACGTATTTTGTTCAACTCCATTCTGTATATTAGAAGCTCTGGTAATATAAAGACCATTACCTATTTGTTGTACTGTATTAAAGTTTCCTGTAGCTAATAACTCTGTTCTAAGAGAACCAAGTATAGATTCTGCTGTTACTGTTGTTTTAGTGTCAAAAGCAGTAGGGTTAGGTCTAATTAATCCAAGGTTAGCTTGTACTTGTGATGTACTTATTTCATCAATAGTTACTTTATAATAACCATCTTTCATGTACACAAAGAAATAATCGCCCTGTTGCCACCCCTCGCCCCCGTAAAGGAGGTCGTTTGTTGTGTTGTACCTTGTCCTATACTCTACGTTTGAGCCACTTCCTACGGGCGTAGACTGCCCTGTGGTGGTAATTCTAAAATATAGATTAGATCTACCTGTCTGTCCGGCTACGTTAGATGAGTTATATATATTTACTTGATAACTAAAATTTTGGTCAGTTAAAGGGTCTCCACTAGCATCTCTAGTACCACCTACAGCATCCCTATCAACTAAAGTACCACCACTTGTTACTTCAAATATTCTAGTTCCTACATTAGGACCTAAATCATCTGACCCGGGTCCAGCATCTTCATCACATCTAGTAGTATTATTTACTCTATTTACATGAGTATCCATATGACCATTACTGGTGCAATAGTTATTACTAGATCTTACCATATCTACACTAATTCTAGTTGCTGTAGAAACTGTTTGAGTAGCTGTAGAATCAAATAAGTTTAAAGAATACTGAGCTGCATACTTTATTGTTTTTAGTTCTATAAATACCTCTGGAGGTCTTAAAGGTTCTATAGTATTAGCCATAGCAACAGTTTTAGTTCTGTTAGTTAAGAACGTAAAATCGTTGATAGTTAGTGTCTGTATGTCTTCATCATTACTATGTGTCAGGTAGTTAGTCATAGCTGTTGTAGCGCCTGTAACAGTCATCTCTGAACCATCACTACACTTCCACATATTTATATCACCAGCTCTACTAACTTGACCTACATACTGTTCATCTTCATCTCTGTAATAATGAAACCATCTACCATTAGCAGTTGAGTTGTTAGTCCCATCACTAAGAGAAGCTACTAATTTTCCACCGGGACGTTTAAGTAAACCATGTGTTACATCAGGTAAAACATTGTTTGCAACATTAACCTGTCCCGGAACTTTTAGTTCATCTGGCTGTTGAGAAACGCCACCGGTTAATGTAGGTACTAATTGTGTAACACTTGCCATTATCTAATTAATGCTTTGTAAGGTTGATAGGCGTCGTAGCCTTGTTCTTCTCGGAAACCAAAGAAACTATGATCTCCCTGTTGGGTATCATATTCCATAACGTTTGCTCTGTTCTGTGCTTCCTGAGTTTGTAATAATCTAGCTAGGTTAGCATCACCAACTAACTGCGTAGCTGCTCTAGTAGATGCTTTAGCTATTATATATCTTTGAAATGCAGAAGGTATATCTTCAAAATCATACAAGTATGTAGCGTCTACTAACACGTCGTTAGAAAACTCAAATGTATGATTTACTTTGTCATATAGTTTTCCTTCTCTTTTAACAACATCAAGATTCCTAGTTATCTGCCCATCATGTATGTCATAACGTAGCATATTTGTAGGAATATTAATATGTTTGTTTGCATCAGGAACAATCTTAACATGTTCCTCAGTATTAAAGTGCCACCCTTCATTCAATACATCTTTAGTAACTTCTACTAATAAATTATATATAAATGCTATTTCTGGGTTTGTACTAATCAATGCACCTGTTGCATTTTTTAATTGTGTAATAGGTGATTGACCTATGCTACCCAAGATAGAATTAACTGCGGATAGTTCGGTATCGGTTGCTATTGGTGTAGTCATAAGTAAAAAAAAGGGAGCCGAAGCTCCCGTATAGAAAAATAAATTAAGCGTTTGTTGGGTAGTTGTCACCGAATGCAGCGTTACCAGTAGAACCAGCATCTGCTCCAGCAAGGAACTCAACACAAGCAGCAGGGTTTAGGAAATCTGCACCCATTGCTAAACGTCCAAGAATTACGTCACCTTGGTATACAACTGAAACGTCGCCTGAAGTTACCTGAACCTGTGGTCCGATAGCTTCTACAACACCAGCAGCTTCTCTTTGGAAGACAAGTCCGCAAGAGTTAGCGAAGTCAGAAACGTTACCGTAGTTATTATTAATTCCAGTTTGGTTAGATCTAGCATCTTCTGTGCTTTCTCCAACGAATGAACCTACATTAGTCGGTGATGTTACACCGGGGTTTGCAGCTCCAGCAGAACCGTACTTAGTACCATAGTTTCCAAAGAAAGGAATGTTCATTGACTTGTAGATCTTGATGCCTGCAATTTCAATTACACCTTCTCCAGATTGTAAGGCTGTACCTTGTACGTCTCTGTTTACAAGACCACTAGAACCAACAGCTTGTATAAGTTCGTAGTACTGTCTTGGGTTTAGTACAGCTACTCTACC